CACATAAAATGCGATGCCAAGCTCATCTGGTGTCACGCCCTTGGGCTCGCCTATCATCTGACTCAATGCGTAGCCAATGACTTTGAGATCTGCACTGCCATACTCGACTGCCTTCGGTATGACAGACTCGATTTCCTTTTTGGTCTCAGCTTCCCACCAAGCAGCGAGCTGCTGTGTTGTCAATTCGCTCATTTCACCCACGCCATCGTGCTAGGTCCGGTGCCAACCAAGAACACTTGTGCGTTTGTCGCATCTTCGATGTCCTTGATGTACTTGAGCTGCTCGTCAGACAAAATGTCGATCTGTGTTTGGTCTTTGAGCTCCGGAAAAATGTAATCAAACATGGTGAGTGCGATTTTCACTGTCGGTGCGCCACCGTTTGCAATAACGGCATCGCGGACGAGTTTCGAGTCAAAGTGGCCAACACGGCGAATCTTCTGAGTCACTGTGGTGCGTTCTGCTTCTAGCCCTAGAGCTGCCCAACTGGTCTCGTTCTCGAGTGGGCCGGAGTTGCCAGCAACACGAATTGGGTAAGTGCGGGCGGTAACCCACACATCGAACACGTCAATGGCTCTGTCCCACGGTGAGATGCCGGCTTGTGCACAGAAGTCAACGGCACGGCAGTCTTGACTGGTGCAGAATGGATACTGACCAGCGTGCAGACCTAGACCATAGCCCTGTGTGCCTTCGATGAGTGCGGTGCCGCCCATTTTGAGGTGGTCACGAATGACTTTGCTGGTGTCAACGCCACCGCCAAACAGATTTGCTTTGCGCATGATGCGGTCAGCGCGGCTTGCACCGATGCCTTTGCCAGTGGAGCCTAGGCGCTCGTGCATGGTCTGACAGCTCGCGGTTGAACACTTCAAGGTCGATCTCAGAGCCAGCCGCGATGACTAGGTCTGACTCCGGTGCTGTTACTGCATTTACGGGGATAGAGCGGAGTCGCCAAGCGTATGACTCCTCGCCATTTGGCCCCTTCCCATAGACTGTGTGTCCGGCGTTCGGTCCTGCAACTCTGATGCCCATAAATGGTGCCTCAGATGTTGAGGATAGATACCCGGCGACTGCGCCTTTGCCTTCGCTGCCATATTGGCCGCCGACAACTGCGATTAGACGTCCTGCCATTTTTGCCCCCTTTAGAAGCTAGTTAGTGTTGTTTGTGGTACTGGCCAGTAGTCAGGGTGCTCCTGAACCGACTGGGGAGAATAGCAGATGTGAGTGGCTAACACCAGCTCAAACTGCCGTTCATATTTCTTGCCAAAACGGAGATCGAGGTAGAAGCTCGGCCGCCACCTCGACACTCCGTATGTTCTGCGCTTTGCGTAAAAGCACAGCACTTCTGTCTTGATGTCCACCGGGGTGCAGTCTGCAACCACGCTAAAACCGCACACTTGGGCTTTCCAAACCGCAGCAAAACATCTTGGACAGAAATCCTTTATAGCCATTTTATCTTCCATCGGTGTCACCGTCGATACTACTGACCGACTTCACCGACCGCCCCCCCTTATAGGGGGGGGCGAAGTCGGTCAAGTTCCGGTCGTCTCCTGCCGCGGAACCTGACCGGGCGGTCAAGTCAGGGTCGGTCAAGTCGGTCAAGTGCTCAAAAGGCCTAGGAGCCCCAAGAACATAAGGCTTGAGGTGGCTGTAGTAGCGGCCCTGCCCCTGCGTCCGGAGTTGCAAGTAGCCTTGCCCCTCGAGCTGGGCGAGCGCCTTCTTGATTTGGTCGGTGCCGCCGTCAATGACCTGCACGATTTGGTTTGTGGACAACTCCGCGCCATGGTCTTGCATAAACTCAGATATCCGGCGCATCAGATACTCGTGAGGTGAGTAGCCAGTCTGACCACCCACAATGGAGATCTCAATGCGGTTGTCGGGTTGCGAAATGAGGTCAACGTGCCCGACATAAGATGCCTCTTGACTGATGCCGCGGACGAAACCGGGCCTGTCTTTGGTGACTTTCAAGTTGAGCTTGCCGTTGCTGCCACGACCGAAAGGCATCGAGACATCGACAGAAATAGCGACACCGTCAATGTCTGCACGTTTGGCTTGGGCGCCGATAGCGTAGTTGCCGCGGCTGTCCTTGCTCTTGGTGACATGGTCAATGGTCAAAATCGCGGCACCCCACAAGCGCAGCGGTCGCAAGACGACCTGACTGAATTGGGTGGCATCTTTGTTCTTTTCTAGGTCTAGACCGAGCAGGTTCATGGCGGCGTTGACACCGTCCACAACAATGAGAGCGGGCTGGAAATCGCGAATCGAGGACAAAAGGGCCTGTTGCCCAACTGCGTCATAGGGCCCGTCAGGGTTGGCGTACTTGAAGCGCTCAAAGTGTTCCTTGAGGACACCGAGTGCCTTCAGACGTCCGCGAATACCGCGCTTGGAATCCTCGAAGTCTATGTAGAAGACCTTCTGACCCTGCACAAGCTGTTGACGCACCGCTTCCAGTGCTACCCAAGTCTTACCAGATTCACTCTCGCCAAAAATAGCATTGACCTTGCCGGCATACAGTAGGCACTGTCCGTCTGTCCTGTAGAGAACACTAGGAGACACATCGGTCTCGTCGTCATCAAACTCGACTGGTCTTGGTAACCAGCTGGTGTCGGGCTCTGTCGCTGGCAGTGCCGCAAGCTCGGGCTCAGGGGCGGCCAAAAGTGCTGTGACATCGATAGGCTGCAAAGAGCTGGCAGACCCGGTGCCAAAGCCCTTCGCAGCTAGCGCCGACGCTGCCTTGTGGAAGTCGCCGGCGTGTTCTATCAGGGTGTAAGCGGCGAACTTGCTGTAGCCACGCTCAGCCTCAAAGATAGTGCTGGTGCTAAAGACAAACAGCAAGTCGCTGCCCTCGTAGTTGGTGGTAGCAGAGATGCCCTCAGTCTTGCCCGGGCGGCGCCATGCGGTCGCCTGTCCCTTGGTGAAGACCTTGGACCACCCGAGAGGCAGCAAAAGCTCGTCCCACGACGTCTTTGAGTTGTAATCGTCGCCCGGTAGGGTCGAGTTTGCGTCCCGGTGCCTCTCCGTGACCTCAGAAGCTACCACCGAGGCCTTTGGAAGTTGGTCGAAATATCTAAATAAGGAGTGAAGGCTTTCGCGCTCGTCTAAAGTCAGAAGTGGTATTGTCTCTATCGAGCCCGAAATCAAAGACCAAGAGCCACCTGACGGGTGGCAGGTGCCGCCTGACGGGGCGACAACGACGAAGCCACCTTCTCCACGGGTCTCGGCAAGCACATCAACACCGTCGTGTGCGCCGGGGCGTCTTGCCAGTTTGGTGTTGCCGGGCACTTCGCCGTCTAGCCGGTAGAGCCAGTGCAAACCGCCGCTTGGTGTCATTTCGCAATAGCCGCTGGTGAGTCTGTCCCAAAGCTCAGAAAGTCCAGCTTCGCCGGCCATTTCTTTCAGCTGGGTGTGCATTCCGTCGGCGACAGCGCGACCTTCCAGCTCTAGCATCTCGAGATTTCCGGAGATCTGACCTGTTATGAGTCCGACGCCGCGAGCGCTCTTGAACCAGTCTTGCAGTTCTGCTGCTGTTGGCATCTTGTGCTGGTACTCTTTCCAAGTGCCGATGCCGGGGCGCTTAGAGCCGTCGGCCATGACTGGCACGACAGAGCAACCAGCCGCAGCGAACCTAAGCGCTGCAGTAAAGACGTCTAGTGACACTTTTCCCCCGTTCTTGAAACTCACGTGCGGTGCAGGGCCTCGAACCCACTGCGTCCCGGCGGCTTCCCCTTCCGCTGTACGCACCGCGCCTTCCCTAGTTGGTGGAAGGTTACCCCCTAGGAAATCTAGAGAGGCTTAGCTCCAAGTTGAGCTAACAGAGCTGCCACTTCCGGCGGCACGTCTGTGCCTGCGATTTTGGTGGCTGCTGGTTCCCCGGACGCGCCCTTGTAAGCCTTGGCCTTCGCCACGGCGGCCGCGTCGGTTGAAGCGTCGGCGAGCACCCAAGGGGCTGTCTTGCCGGGCTTTGCGACTCCCTGCTGAATCCGACAGAGCACTTTCTGCCCAATGAGATTCTTTAGAGCGTTTCGAATTGCGATGTTGAAGAACAGCACGTCGGAATGCTGCTCGTTCGTATCTAGGTTGACCACGTCGCAAGAAATGGCATCGGCTTTACCATTGACGGTGTCGATGTCCTTGCGGTAGTCAAGCGGTGTGATGATAAGGAGCTGACCAGCGAGATCTGCTGCCTTGGGACCTGCTGACGCCGTTAGTGGCGCTGCGAAGTCACTCATTTGTTTCCCCTGCTTTCTTGTTGGTGTTGGTGTTGGTGTTGGGTCCTTCAGATTCGGCCATCATCTTGACGATGTCGTTGATGGTTGGCTCAACCGGTTTCACCGGGGCAACCTTCGTCGAGAGCTTTACTGAAAGGTTTGAAGTATGGACACCAAGAACAAAGACGCGAGGTCTTAGCAGGTATCTGACTCCAAAGCTGCGGGTTAGCTTCGACATCAGCCGTAGCCAAAAGGCTTGTGATGGTGTCGAGCCGTGTGAACGCGTCAAGCGCGATTTGCGGGTCGTAGTCCCGAATGTCCAAGTGAGCGTCCGACAGCTGACCGCTTGTCGGAAGGTAAGCGAGTGCAACCTTCTTGACGTCGGCCCCTTGAGCAGCCAGTCCATAAGCGTAGAGATGGACTTGAATGACGTGCTGAGGGTCTGCTCCGTCCTTGCGGTAGGTGGCCAACTTAGACGCACCTGTCGTTTTCCAGTCGAGAACCACACCGTTTTTGACGTCGTAGAGGTCCACGGTCCCGCTAAGGTTCCCGCGGATACTGACTCTCTGCTCGACGAGGTAGCCCTCTTTCTTTCCGAAAACCTCAGCAAGGTAAGCGTGAATAGCCGTTCCGACCTGCGCACTCCACGACCCGCCTTGCATTTCATTCGGCTTTTCCCAGTCGAGTAGCTTATACGCGATTCGGCGAGTGCAGGGGTGACCGATTTCAGAAGGTCCAATGGCAGTTTGGGTGGCGCGGGGTGTCCAGATTCCTGCTCGTGTGACGACGTCAAGAATCGCGTTGGCATAGGACTTCTCGTCGCTGAATAGCTGTGCGTAGGTCATTCGTCATCGTCCTCATAAATCTCCTCGTCAGGAATTGGGCCGGGGCGTCCCCAGTCAGGCCTTGGCACTATCGGGTCAAGAATTGACATCGGGCTCTGCTAGCGTGAATCTACGAGACTCGGACTCCCGAGACAAGAAAGCGTAAATCTTTGGGTCGAGAATCTCTTTGGCCTTGGCCACATCAAGTCTGAAAGACTTCACCTTGGTCCAGCGGACAGCGACTCGGCCATTGAGCAGTCCGATCTCGTTGTCACCCATGGACTCTTGAATGCGGCCCTTGACCTGCTCGAGCTGCTCCTCGATGGCTTTCGCCTCGCCTTGCAGCTTGCGGTAGAGCTCTATCCAAGCCGCCACGTCTAATGGCAGCTCGACTTTCGGTTTGTCAGCGTCGAATGCGCTCATCGTTCCCCCTAATACCACTTGTGTTTTTGCCAGTGTTTCCAAGCGCCGCAAGGTCCGGAGCTGCCGTATTTGCGACCAATGTAGGCCAGCGCAGCGACGACTTGCGGGACTCCGTGCTTGGAGTGGCGCATTCCGAGGTTGCGGTAGGTTGGCTCAAGGAGCTGTCCGATGCCACGGGCAGTACTGGACGGGTTCTTGGCCTTGGAGTTCCAGTTGCTTTCCTTCTGCATTAGCTTCTCGAAGCACCGAAACTGTTCGGGTGTAAGTAACTCCTTGGCTATAAGCTTTGGACTCACTTGTGAGAGCGGTGGCCTCGGTTTGAAGCTCACCGGTACTGCCGGTTGCGGTGCTAGTGCAAGTGCAACCGTCGCGGCAACAATGGCTGCCACTAAAGGTGTCGCTATCTTTGAGCGCATAAACGCTCCTCTCGCGCAGATCAGTCGAACTTTGGTTTGTCATAACCTGCGGCTTTCAATAGGTCTAGTAGGATATGCAGTGGCACGATAGCGGGCCAGTCTGCTATGTGGGCTTCCCCTTGACCGTCCAAGCGAAGTATCGCCACTGGCAAAACCCCTTCTTGATACCGGTCTCTTAGTTGCTTCATGGCCATCGCGACATTGATGCCGCGGCGAGCCTTCACCTCGATGTCAACCCCTATTACCCCAGTGACATCGGTGCCGGAACGACCACTACCCGCTGGCTGCGCATAGGGCCACCCGTTGTTTCTAAAATATTCAGCGACGATTCGCTGGCTTTGGTACCCCCGTTGAACGCGGGAACTAGTCACCAAGGACTCCAAACCGTCAGCTGGAAAAAGTTGTGCAATAGCCATAGTCGGTTGCGCCTAGGCTGATTTCTTTGCGGCATTTCGGGACCTGTTCTCGTATTCGAGGTCCGCTTCTGAACCGACGTGGTAGTAGCCTACCGTCGTGTCTTTGTCGTTTCGC